TCTAGTTTTCCGCTACTATCGGCAATAGGGATTCGGCTACCTGTTGGTGTTGCGGTCGCATTAGCAGGGTCTTGCACTACTTTGCTTGAAGCATTAAGCGACGCTATCCCGCTGGCGGCTGCCTTGCTAGATATAAAGGTGTCTATCTGGTCATGCGTATTAGTCCCAACGCTTGATAGTTCGGTATGGTCAGACACGCCAGACAGACCTGTTTTTGCTTCGCCTATGCCATTACTTATGTATAGGACTTTAGTGTCTGTGGCAAAAACCGGCTCGTATGCCTCTATGTCTGCTGCCTGTATTTCTGCATCAGTCCCGCGTCTGATTTTATATCGTCTTTGGATATCTGCCATTATTACACCTTATATATGCGTCCGCCATCATAGTAGTCTACATATTCGGGGGCTACAGCACCGGAGTCTACGACTTCAGCGTAGGGAGCAGTTATCGTCCCGGCGTCTATGTATCCTCCGCCACCAAGGCCAAAAGCAGGAGGTTGCGGTTTGTAGTTCCACCACCAAGTTTGATTCGGGTTTATAGTATTGCCTGGGCCAACCTTGAGGATTGGATATCCATACGCCGACAAACCGATTGACGCTTTTGTGTCAACAGGGAATATCCTAAAATACCAGCGCGTCCCCGCAGCCTTTAGATACTCAAAGTCCTCAAAAAAACTAAGTAAATCAACATCTTCAGATATAGATAATTGATAAACGCCTGGGTGAAAAAAATCAGCATCAAAAAACATGCCTGACTGCGTATTCCATATCTCGACAAGCGACGCCATGTCTGTTATCTGATGTCTTGATGCGCCATGTTCAACTAAAAGATCGGAGATAGAAAGCGTCGTAGACTTGTAACTCGCTCTTGTGATCGCAGTCTCGATCTTTTGCCTGTTCCAATCATAACTCCTGTTGCCATTCCACCGATGGCCTACGTTGCTCCCTAAAAGCGCAAGATATTTGTTCTCTATCTTGGATGCGTCCTTGCTGTTTAGTATCTGTTTGGTTATAGCGAGGAGCCTGTCAATCTCGATGTCGAACCCCTGGAGATACCGCTCAAGAAATCCATCCTGGTCAAGCCTGATCCAAATGTCAGGGAGTCTGTCTATTAGTTTTTTTCTCTGCATTATGAACCTTGCGTAAGCGTTACAGTCCCAAGCGTTAATATCTCTCCAGTGGCCGCTGTTACATTTGCAATAGGAGTGCTAAACTCGACCCAAGAAACCCCTTCTATGTTTGAAATAGTTTGATGTATCTCGCTGAATGTCCAAATTTTTAGCGAAGCGGAATAAGCCAAATCATACTTCTCTTGCAGCGCTGTGCGTATGGCCAGGAAAATAGGTTGCGCAGAATATCCGTTTGTTATTCCTACTCTAGCTGTTATGTCTACAGCGTTTTGTGTCGAGTCAAGAATAATATATCTCCCCGTCCAGCTTCCTAAATGCCCTTTATTTTGGCACTCTGCAAGAATTAGTTGCCTTAACTGAGAAGAAATTGTCCCGCCGCCGGCAGGCGTCACATAAAGCAACACATATTCAAACGGCAACACCGGGTCTGTGTTCCTGTCTACGGTCTCACAATACTTTACGCCCGAAATGCTCCATATAAGCGCCTGATAATCCTCCGCTGTAACAGCCCTGCGCTGCGTTCTTGCCACTAGCGGGATACGAGCACGAATCTCTTCCTTTGTCTCTGACGGGCCTCCACCGGTTGTCGTTTCACTGTTAGTAACCGTTATGTCGTCGGCAAGCGCTGTTGGCGGTTTTAGTATTGTGTCTGCGCCGGTATTGCCATTAGCGCCATTACACCGGACAAAGCTTACCGTCAAGTTTGCTGGAAGTTCAGCGTCGTCCTCTTTCTTGCACAGCGTCAAAAATGTTGTATCTGTTAAGCCATTATATGAATCCGCGTAGAGTTCAAGCGTGTAATGCAAATCATCAGCGGTTGTCCGGTAATAACTGTCCACCTCTGTCCATTGTAGCGAATTGCTTGTGGTGATTACTGTGGCTGATCCCGCTGCTACATTCACACCCAGATTATAGCGCAACCTCCTACTGTTATCCGTAGCCTCAAAATCACCTATATTAATGGATAATTGAACTAACGCTCCTTGCGTTACAGGGATGTCTATGCTTGTCTCTGCCGATTCGAGCGTTGCCGCTGCATCTGTGAGGTATGATATCCCGTCTGTTCTTGTGAATGCAGAATATTTTGGGATTACTATGTCTCCGGTAACACCGTCTCCTCTAGTTATTGTTATTACACCTGTTGACGCTGATGCTAATTTCGGGAGCATGTCTATCGACTTTCCCAAGTTAACCAACATCTGTTTAAACTGCGCATGGTCAACGTATCCAGAGTTGAAAACGTGATCAGCGTAATAGCTCAGAAAATCAGACTCGCTTGCTAAAAGCCGGATCAGCGCTATTCCTGGGTTTGAATGATTCATGTCCGTCAGTTCGGGGACAAGCGTCCTGAACTGCGCAAGAAGCGAAGCATACCTGGCTGTGAAATCCCTACCTGTATAGTTTACGGTCATGCGTTATCCTGTGAATTGATACACAGACATCTGTGTCATTACTCGCGTAAGCGAAGCCAACCGTATCTGCGTCCCCATCTCAACCTGATAAGACGGGTACATGACATCGCTTGTTAATCCTTCTTCTGCACTATCCTGCACATACATGTCCGCAATGATGTTCCAATAACGTATATCGCCATACTCAGAGTGCGAAATAGATAACCAACTATCCATATACTTTACGCGGTAATAGTAATCATCAGAAGCAGACGGGATGTATCTTTTTGCCGGGAGTCTATTAAAGATTGTGCCGCTATCCGTAGAAACAGGCGCATCATAGTATCGGCTTTGGTAGTCGTGACTGCTAACATCAAAAGAGCTAGATTGATATTCTGCGCTTCTAGCCTCGCTCACCGAAACATACGGGGCAACAAGGTTTCCTTTGGGCTGTTTGTCGGCAAATGCAATCTCAACCTGGACAGGGAGTTCGCCGTATTGCGCTCTCAGTTGTCTGTCTGGGAATGATACTGACCCTTGAGGTATTTTAGCCCGCTTCTCCCACCTCACCGTAGCCTGTCTAAAATAGATATCCATTATATATTTTGTTTCAGGCGATATGCTGTCAAAGATAAAAGCGCTCGCGTCGCTGCCATATTCAGGAAGCGTGTCGTGTTCCCCTTGTCGGGTTAAAAGGATGTTTGATACTGCTTCGGCTACCAAATTCTGTTGAGGTCTAACGTCCTCTCTTATTGTCCATGCCTCTTCGTTAATATAAGCCAACGCAACAGAAGCGCTGTCAGTGCTGCCAACTGACACACTGAAACGACCCGAAACAGGGTCAACCCTGATAGGGAAAGAGATGCCTTTGCCGTAGAAAGGTAGATATCTCATTATACAGCCCCCTGCCCAGAACTGCTGTTATACTTAGAGAAGTAATCTTTTAGCGCACTTTTTGTTTTTATTACGAGTTCGTCTAAGTCTATAGGTTCGGTTTTAACGATCATCTGCTTTGTAACAAAAATCTTGCCGTCATTCCCCATGAGATGTATCTGCGTATCGCCTGCGCCGAAATAGGCATTATTCTCTTTCGCGTCCAGGACTACGCATGGGCCGCTGCCGCCAACGTCCTTGCTGGCAACTAACACCACTTTCCCGTCGCCGTCTTTTGCTATAGTGAGGACGCCTTGTCCGTTTAAATCTAATACGCCAAGGATCGCTACGCCTGTCTGCGTTATCTCTCCGACGCTAGGGGAGGTCTGTGCCGCTACCGTCCTTGTCCCGCGTCGCTGTCCTTTCCTTGGTTTACTCTCTTGATCCTTCTTCTCTGTATCGTCAGATTCTTTTCCAGGAGCCGCTACGAATATCCCTGCGCCTGTCCAATCGACAAGCGCTAATGACTCTTGTTGCCCGTTGTCGTCGAGTAATAGACTGTGCCCCGCCTCGCTCTTAATGGCCCTAAACCTGGTCGCCATCCTGACGCTGGTCTTGTTGAACTTCTTGGCCTCAAGCGGGATTAACTCCTTGCCGATACTCTCTGGCTCTTCAGCCCATGACCCACCAGGCATACATAATGGCTGTAGGTAATCCCCAGACTTGAACCCTACATAAGCAGGCTGTCCAGGGACATAGGGCCACCACACACCAACGTCGCCACCGTAATGGATAGAACTCACAGGAATAGCTAAAGGCTCACACCAATTCATCCAGTTGTTAGGCCCTGTGTGATTTACTTCTGGACTTTCTATTTTTACGCGTCCTCGTCCTTCCGGGTCTTTTAGATCGCGGACTATTCCGAGATGCCAAGTGCAAGCCTGAACCACATGTTTGAGTTCTGCCGGTATGCTAGTATGCGTATCGTTAGCCGACATTAGTCCTCATCGTTGTCATCTGGCGCTGGAGGCGGCGCTTGCGTCTGGTTATTCCAAGAACCGTCTTTAGGCGCATCGCCTTCCTGCACTTTTCTTGCCTGGTTTGCCGCCCATGCTTTAGTTTTTGCGGCCTCGCCTGCTCCCCTGGATTGTTGTAGTTTTATAGACCAAGAAAAGCTTATGGTTAATTCGTCGCTATTCTCTTCCGGCTGGCCGTAGATAAATGTTGCCTGCGACTCAGCGTCTATTTCTCTACAACCCACAAAGGCCGTGTCCTTCTGATATATCTTAGCGTATAGAACTATCGGTTGTTCAACAGGCTTCCCGTCTTTCCCTACAGAGGCACGTAACAGATCGCAGATAGTGGTATATCCCTGACCCTCCGAGTATTTCTGTGAGGACTTCTTCACATACCATTTTCCTGACGCTTGACTCCCCACATTCAACACAGTCACGCATTTTTTAGCTTCAATCCCAGGATGCCCTACTATCTCAAGTCGCCCGGTTATTACGCTACTTCCCGCTTTTTTCTTTTTATTCTTTACCCGTATGTCGTCTAGTTCTGGGTATGAAGCGTTAAGGAGCCCCTCTGAAGACCGATCGCCTGTTACTGATTCCGCTTGTTTAAACTTGTCGCCAGCATTACCTTCTTTCTGACCAGCAATAGGGTTCTCGCCTGCTGTTGGGCCTGAACTGCCTTTGCATTTACTTATGCCCATAAGCCATCGAATAGCCGCATGGCTAGTCATATTGTGAAGCGACAATTTCTCTGGGAGTTTCTCCGGGCTTTCGAGTTTTACCTCCGGCTTGATCCCCGCTCCATCTAGCAGCGATTCAATTCCCTCATGCGTTTTTGTCCCACCGGCTGAATTGCCCGCGTGCGTTAAGCCGACCAATCTCTCCGTGCAATCATAGGCTGTAAAGCTAATAGTCATCCCGCCGTTGGTCGGGTATTTCTCTGATAAGTCCTTTATTTTCATCGTAACAGGCTGAGACATGCGACCATCCCAATACCCGTATCGCAGCGTTACGTCTGTCTCTGTCCTGATATAACCAGCTATTATGCCATCAGGATTGGCAAGCGTCACGTTAAGCGTGGATATCCCATCATCTACATCGTCAAGCTGCCACGACGTCACGGTCTTAGTGAAGTCGTGCCCGTTTATCTGGATGTAAAAATTAGGAGTATATGTTTTTCCCCCCGCCATACTCTATTTTGCTTCCTCTAATGTAATAGTGACTGTTGCCATGTAAGGTAAAAGCGATGTCGGATTATATAGCGGCCCATATTCCACATCTATAGATTGGACATAACAGGTGAACTTGATTGCTTCGCCTAAAATGAACTCGCATCTAGGTGGACGCTTTACAAATCCGCCTACAGTCGGCTTGGTTAAAGCAAATATCTTGTCTACCGTAGATTTGACATTACCGTCGCCGCGGTTATACCTCGATACGTGAAAAACTATAGTTAAAACTCTAGCCTCACCGCATCCATACTGCAATATAGGCTGTTCCCGTCCAGCCACGCGCAACTGGTTCCACTTGATCTTCTTCGATTCTTTGATCTTATGCGGATTCCACTGGAAACCAATATGTCCACCGCCGCCTTCAAGCGCAACAAGTATTGCAGAGGTATTTGGTGCGTCTGCATCTGTCATTTATTAACCTACATTATATCCGAATGGGTCTGCGCCGAAACCCATGAAGTTTGTAGAGCGGTTTCTTTGGATAATCTCCGCCACGGCATAGGCCAATTCCCTGCCGTCTAGTATTAGCCTGTTTTCTATCTTTATCGGAGTCTCGTCTGCTGATGACATTTGCATTGGCACAGGCATCAACGGCATACTAATCGGCAAGTTAGGTAACAATTGCGGCAACTGTTCAGGAGCGTTCAATATTGCAGCGCCAAGCGTAGTGTCTATGTCCGCATAATTAGAGGCTGGCGACTGTGAGGGCTGATCTCCTCCCAAGAAACTTTTTACCTGATCATACTTCTGCCCGAAAAACTCTGTTACCGGATTACTTGTCCATGCCCATGCGCTGGTGTCTGTAGTCGGGGCATTAGGGTCTTTTTGCCCAAAGAGTCTGCTTTTTAGAAGGTCTATGGATGTCGAAACTGGCGTTGAGAGAATGTCAGCCAAAAGACCTAGCCCATCGCTTAATAGTTGTCCGATCTTCTCTGCATACGAGTATGCTTGCGAAAACAGACCGCTTACGGTGGCAAAAGCAGATTGTGCGTTTTCAGAGATATCTTTAGCTATTGCAAACGGGATAAGAAGGAGATCGGAGAATTCAGACTCAAACGGACTGACTAGCTTCTCAAACAGTTTAGAGAAATTAGGAGCAAACGGCATCATCGTTTTCTCTTCTTCTCCCCAATTCCAAGGCAATATCATTTTCAGATATTCCGTGAACGACTTTGTTGACATGTCGCCGCCAAGTTCATTCCAAGAACCCCAAGCGTAGGACTCCTCTTCTTTCCGCTTATCAGCTACCGTTTTCCACCAAAGCCTATCCATCGTGTATGACTGATCGCCTAACATCATGCCCGCGCCCGCGCCTATCAGCGTCCCTAGTATCGGGATACCAGTAAGCGTCCCGGCTACAGCCCCAACCGCTGCCATTTCCAGCGTAAGCCACTTTCTGCGCCAGTATTCTTCTGCTTGTTGAGTAAAACGAGCCTTCATAAGTTCTGTCCGCTCAGACCCAAAGAGTTGGATCATTGTTTTTTCGTGTTTAGATTCAAAGTCTTCGGTAGCCCAAGCAGGGCTCCAATCTTTGTAATACTTGGCGAACTTATGATAAAAATTGGTGAAGTTTACTGCATCCGTAATAGGCCCTGCAATCCCATGCGCCATCTCTGTGTCAGCCATCGTCTGAAATAGATTATTAAAAGCGCTAGATATCCTTACCCACGCAGTTCCTGCGTCATTTAATTGGGCCACAACCATCTGTGTCATTTCGGATATCTCTGCCTTGCTTATCTCTTGTCGAATAGCTTGGAAATCAGCTTGAGCGCCAGGCTGCGTGTATGCCAATATCTGCGCAAGAAAGTCTTTGGATAGTCCTAATTCTTTTACTAGGTCAATACCCTTTGATTGCGCTACCCGGATCTTCTGTCCAATCAAAACCATCATCTTGCTGTATTCTTCGGGATCACTGAAAGACTTTTTGATCTTGCCGCTCAGTATATTTACAGCCTTTTCATTCCACTCTTTTGCGCCTTTTTTGTCTAATACCTGCCCCTGTCCGTCTAAGGAACCCTCTTCCTTGTAATACGGCTGCCCATATTTGTCGGTTGACCCATACAACACTGCTTTAGCAAAAGCAGTCGGGGCCGTAATCATCATGTCTTTGGTTGCCCTACCAATCTGCCCTTCATGGAATCCCATGTTTTTCATCATGGAGACAAAAGATAAGCCGGCTGCCACGTCCCATCCCTGTTCGAGCATTACCGGCAACGCATGTTTAAACGCAGAGGCTATGCCTGATCCTTTTATTGTGGCTACCTGTATGGCTTTAGCGCTTTGCGCAGCAATCGTCTCGGCAAGTCCACCGAGGTTCGTCTCTCCATATCCTTTAACTAATGCAGATTCACCAGACTGTAATTTCTTCCTAGCATCCTCCGGTAGTCGCGACATGATCTGCATAATCATTCCGGTCATGAGTTCTGCTGACTTGTCCGCGGTCATCTGCGAAATCTTAGACATGCCTATGGCCGCTTCATTCATCTGTTCCAGGTTCTTGAAACCAATCTTGTTCACATCAAAAGCCGTGGCTGTCATAGCCATAGCCTTGATGTATTCCTCGCTAGTAGTATTCCAAAACTTAGTGCTATAAATTTGAGCTGCTACTTCAGCTTCCTTGCGCTGACTAGAATTAAACGCTACCGCTGTTAGTTCTCCTAGTTGTTTAGCTAGGTCTTGTCTAGCGCGGCCCATAACGATGTCGTTAACCGCATACATAGCGCCTTCAAAGATCGAACTATAGAGCCTGTATCGCAACATAAAGAAGGCCGACTTGTCCATAAACTCGTCTACAAGCGAATCCTTCTTGCCTTTCCCTGTCACGTCGGCAAGCGGGATAATAGACCCCCCGTCCTTGCTTCCGGCCTGCGAGCCCCCAGGCGTATCACGCAGGAACTTAAACTTAACTCCACCAGCATTTTTCACTACAGCGTTGTAGTTTGATATAGCCGCTGTGAGTCTCTCTATCTCTGTTGTAGCCTTATATGCAAGAGCCGATGTGTTATGTAGCCTAGACACTAGACTGTCAACGCCGGACGCTTTTTTCTCGTCTAGTAGCGACCCTAAAATCTTATTGCTATCGACTGCTGTTTGTTGGATTTTGCCAATTTCTTTTAGTTTGTCATTGACCGCAGAGTTTGCGCCGAACTGTTTTGCTGCGCTGGCATGAAGCGTGTTTACCCCATCAACTGCCGAGGTTATGCGCTTCAGCGTCCCCTCGAAAGATTCGGCCATTTTCCGGTGATTCTCAATTACTCCTTCAACTCCGGAAACAACATACTCTATGCCTATTTGCTGGTCGATATCAGTCTCCTAATGTGTTCTTGGGTTTGTCTATCTCTCTCTGTTCCAAATACAAGGCCCACATTGTTTTACGCTGCCGATATGTCCATTTCATTACCTCAGTAAGAGGCTGCTTTAGGTGATAGACAATGTTAAATGTCTCACGATCAAAATGCTCTCTCGACTTCCTGGTTTCTGGGAGCAGCGGAGTAAAATCTTTGAAGCCCCACTTGGTGTCATAGTTTACCCCGCTGGTATTAAAAAATCCCGGTGGGACAAAAAATTGAGCAACCACGTCGCCCCACAATATCTACATTCAAGTTCCAGGTTGGTGTCATACCCGCATACAAGTTTCTTCCTAGTTTTCCTGATCATTTTATGATCTAACAATGGAAGTTTGACCACGTCTTCGTATGCAAAGTCTCTCGATCCGTTGAGTTCGCGTAGACACTGATAGTCTGCTTGGTTTAGATCGAACTTCCCTGTTGCCTGCTGTCTCAAGAGTATCTGCTCTTGATGACCGTTAAGTAACCCAACAGTTGCAGACATATTAGACCGAGGAAGCGTAATTGTTATCGTAGGATCTTCAGACCCCTTTAATTCGTCAGGGAGGCAGATAACCTTTAGGTCGTTTAGGTCTATTGAATGATCATCCGCCTTCCTGCATTGTTTTTCAGGGCAAACGATACCGTCTAGTTCTAGGATGTTCCCATAATTTGCCTTGTAATTTTCAACAAGCGTCCACTCTTGGTCTACTACCCACAAATCCAGTATGTCTTTCTCTTCGATCTTTGTTTTGTTCCCAATTTTGATCACAAGTTCAGCTAGATATTTAGGGATAACCTCAAACATCTTCTTGTTGTTGGTCGTGAGAATGTTGTTGGCATACCCGTCGCCTTGTCGCACTGTGGCTTTCGCTTTTCTTACAAAAAGATCAAAGGTGGTAGTGAACGTATCCTTTGCCGCTGGTTCCATTATTTACCGAGTCTCCTATTCTACTCTGTCGTAAGCTATTTCGATTTCGTCTATTACGTCCTTATCAAAACCTAATGACGATTTATTGTTTGTGCTAACCCCAACAATCTGCGCTCCGTAGAAGGTTCTGATCCTAACCGGAGCATCAGCAGGGTTGTTCTCATAAAGAGAAAAGACGAACTTATAAGCCGAGGGCATTTGCCCATTACCGGTCCTTGCGTCCTGCGCAATTTTCATCCTATTAAGGAAAAACTGCCCGCCTTCACCTTCAAGCGGAAGAACCACTCGCATGGTTGCGTTCTCAAACTTAACGCCGCCAGCCTCTTTTGTAGGATGGTTTTGCCCCGCGCCAGCGTGCTCAGTGAGAGCGATTGACTGTTTGCCTATAGAAAACTCCTGCACAAGCAAACTGTCGAGGCCATTTATTTCAACGCGGAACTTAAACTCTTTTGCCCGCGATATTGCTCCAGTATTTGCAGACATCTATCCCCCCTCGTTACGCCCTGATATATCCAGGAAGCTGTTTTATCTCGCTCCAGTTTTCAAAAGCCTCGCCAGTCCTCGTTAGCCCAAGCGTAAAGTCGAGATAGGTGATAACCTCTGTTGCCTGGATCAACGCTCTTGCGTTATAGATACCCCTTGCTATATCCAGACCGGAGTTTAGCACCGCGTTTTTCAACTCTCCGCCAGAGAAATAGGCTAGTTCATCGCATTGTAGTTTGAAATCATAGATTTTATAGCGCTCTTTCCAGCTCTCAAACGCAGGAAGGAGTTCTCTGTACACGGCTCGCCATGTGACCGGATGATTAGGATCAAAGAGAAACAGCCAGAGGATTGGTAGAAGCGTCCTGTTCATCATGGTTATCATCCGCACTACATTGAGGTTCCTGGTGCTCGAAGCGTCACGCTGAGTAGTCCTTTGTTCCCAGAACATCCCGCCTTCCAAGCCGCGCATCTTGGAGATAAACAAGTAGTTTATCCCGTGTTCAGCAAACAGATCAGCGTATCCGCTAGATCGGTAGGACTGGATGTTGAAATCAATACCTTCCATCAGCGTTACGACACCGCGTTTTGCGCCTGCGAAAGCTATATGCTCACCATAGTTAGTGTCGTTCTTGCATATACAAGCGGCTAAGTGTCCGAGACAAGTAATGTATTTCCTGGAATCATCCATATCGTCATAGACCAATGGCCTACCGTAGAATAGGGCAAACCTATGACTATTGAAAGCCGGGTGGCTCCACGGGGCGTTGCCTAGACGGTAGTCTACAGCCTCTTCAGGGTTCATGTTAGCCGGGACAACCCCGTATGCCACCATGTCCTGTCTCGCCTCTGCGTAGGCTGTCATCGCGTTATAGACGGTTGTGGACTCTGCGCCTGGGATCATAAAATCCATTGCCATGTTCCACACATTGTCGATAGCATACATGCCTGTTTGATGCGTTGCAGACCCTATCCAATCGCTGTCCTGCATTGGATCACCGTCGTCGCCGCCGGTCATAACGTAGCCGTTAAGATTAACTGCTGGACGGTTTGCAGGCGATATGTTTGAACTCAGTTCGTCGGTTACTCTTACCAACAAGGATCGCTCGTTAATGTATGTCGGAGCGTAATAAAGCGATGACGAATCCATGTTCAGGTCTGTATATGTCTCTGTAAGTTCGTTCTGTAGCGTGTAGATGACCTTTACATTGAAGTGATCTTCTGGCTTCAACACGCTCTCGCTAATCTGTATCTTTAGACTATTCCCCCATGCGCCTGGGTCTGCTGAATCGAATGTCAGCGTATCTTGCGCTGTCCCTGTGAAACCATCATGAACCTCGTTATCTAAACCTAGAGCATCGTCTGCTGTAGATGTAGACTTTACCTGTATAGACCTTGTTTCCCCGGTAAGCGTTGTCGCAAGGTATAACTTGCCGCCTACAGACGACGCAGTAGCGTCGGTCAGCGCTGATAATGAAGCAGCCACCTGCGATGAACTGAGAATAAAGGCTCCGGAGTTGTCTAAAACGCCATCAATTGCGGCAAGCGTGAAGGTCTGGTCAGCCCCACCGTTTACAGCGATCACCAGTTTATCGGTTCCATCTACTGCTGCAAATTCCTGTATTGCCAAACCAATCGTGCTGTAACAGTCGTTAGCTACTGCCCCGATAGTCAAAGAATCAGTGACAGTGTTCGCTACGAGATATAATTTGTCGTCTACAGACGACGCTGTAAGCCCGGTTGTCCCAGCGTTAATCTTTGAAGCTATGGTCGCTGCCGTAACCCCGGTCCCCTCATCAAGCGTAACGGTCTGCGCTGATCCCGACCCTACCGTGATCTTAAAGGCATCGTTCACGCCGGTAGCAATGTCGTAAGGGCCAACTTCTGTTCCTGTCACGCTGCCCGCTGAAGCAGGGGTAAAAACAAACGGGCCCGTAGCTGTGCCAGTTATAGTAGCCGGAAGCGGTGTGCCGCCACGATCCTGTATTGTTACAGAAGAGGTAAGCGCCGTTATTGATGTTGGGTCAGCAACATCAGTATAGCTACATGCTCGGATAACAATGAGTCTAGCGCCTTCTCTCAGCGCCATCTCAGCCACAAGCGGGTCAGTGCTCCACGGAACCTTCAATCCGTATTTTCGTGCATAAACGACCGTGCTGTCAATTACTGAAGGAACCCCAACGGGCCCTCTCTGGGTTTGCAAAACCATTACGACATATCCAGAAACAGTATTATCGACAAAACTAGACATATCGTTTGTGTACCATCGTACACGTGCTGCGCCTTGCGTCATTTACTTCCCCCCGTTGTCAGTTAGACAACCTTTCTGATTTTCTTCTCTTTTATGAGCCGCTCTACAAAAGCTGCCGGTAGATTTTTCAACAAAACTGGCCTTGAGGTATTATGCTTCCCTCTAAACGGGCTCATCTTTAGCGGCTCTCCCCCGTCAACGAGGGGGATTGTCTGCTCAACAGCCTGTAGGTTCTGAATCCGCACGTATCCCGGATTGACTTCCTGTTTAGGAGTTTCCGGCACAATCCCAAAAACTACTGGCTCGACTACAGCCTCTTGATCTTTCTTGCTCATATATATTCCTCTGTTTCATCTAAATTGTTCATCCCCCAATTAAAACCCTTTATTGAAGGAGCTACTACTTCTTTACTTAACCGCTCTATCCAAAAACCTTCGACGCTTAAAACACCGCCGGTATCAAACATCGGGACTGACATGTCGTCCTGTGATTCCATCTGATGTATGCTGATCAACGGATATTGCCCGTCAATCTCCGGCATATAAGCAGGCGGGAAAGCCTGCATCAACATAAACTGCATGTAATCGCTATGGTCTTTACGCGTGGCAAATGTGTTGATGTAATATATTATGTTTACGGGAATAGGCACTTTCTTTACGAAATAGTGGTCCGGGCCTGTCCGCTGTAGTGCTCCGCCCCGCGCTTGATACTTTGTAAGTGTAACCGTAGTTTGCTTGTCTGAAGGTTCAAAATATATACCGTCGGGTATTGCCCTGGAATAATCAACGTCATATCGCATACGCTCAAACGTAATGCACGGATACTGCGTCTGACCCTTCTCTCTGTCTGGCCCATACCGGTAGACCGTTACGGATTTATTGTTGAATTTTATCCGCTTCAGTTGCGCCTCTATGAAGTTTTCTACCGGATCAAACATTAGAATGGGATTTCCTCTATTGCTCTTCCTACTGAAGCCTTGCCGCCTTTGCCTAATGCAGAAGAGACAGCCTTCATGATTGCACTAGAAAAATTGCTGTGTATATGGTCTATCGCAGCAGATACCGACGATTGGACGAACGGTCTTGGCGGTCTGCCTGACTGCGTGAACTCCTGCTTGTCATAGTATCTGTTCCGATATTTCTGTCTGACATTCCCTGCTTTGGTCTTCCTGAATCCATTCTTGAACTGCAACGCAACTCTTACAGTACTCGATTTGCCGTCAGTCCCGTGCTCATTCCAATATGCCACCTGCGCTAGGTAGTTCGTGTCGCTGCTAGATTTCGGGTCTCCTAACATACCTGACGCGGGTGCTAAATTCTTCTTCCCTCTGTTTGGGACACGTCCCTTCCATACTTTGCCTTTTAGGTCTCCTGGGTATCTGGCTGTCGAGTACCAACCTATTTGCCCCCCGATAGTGTCGGAGGAGTGTTTCAGTTTATACGAAACAGAGTTATGCAACAAAGAGGTTCGGAATAGCGGACTACGCGAAAAACCTGAGTATGTTTTCCATTTCAAGTAGTCGGGAGCATTTGGCGGCCACGTCCCTCGCTTCATCGAATATTGTATCTGATTCTTAACCAAGAGATTAGATGTCTTAGCAGCATTCATTGCGCTAGACAAAAACAGTTTCCCGAAGCGTTTAAACCCGTTTACTATTTTGTCGCCGTTGGTAATTTTTACTCTAATCTTCAAGGTTAAAACCAAATGTGCTTCCGCATACTGTGTTAGATTTCTCTACAGCCTTGCGTAGCAAGAGATAGACCGTTGCATTGTTATCAGCGCTAGGGCCAACATTGAAAGCCTGCGGGGAACCGCCTGCAAAATCCCAACGCTCACCTTCTATGCTGAAGTAACCGCTAGGATCGAATCTTTCTATTCCCGCTTCATTCAATCTTGCACGCTCAAACCTAAAAATCTGCTCCTCTTGATCCTCTACTCCGGCTTGGAATATCTGGATACCTTCTGCCGATCTAATAATGTCTGTCCATCTGATAGCCTGTAGATGTGTCCATTTGTCCTGCGGTGAGACATAAACTACATCTATACCCTCTGCAAAATTTGAGGCTTTTCGAGCCAAGCGCATCAAGCTATCCTTTGTCTGTTGCCGCATCTATGCCCATGCTTTAAGTCCGCAACCGGGCCAAGGCTTTACTTTAGCATCTGAACTTGCAGCGCCAAAGGGCCGCCCGGCTGTGGACTTCATCGTGTCAATGGCTCTTTGTAGCGCCTTGAAAAAATCAGAACGAGGCGGGAGTTTTATTGTCTCGACGCCTGTCCTGTGCTCTTGTATCTCTTCATTATATATAAGCGCTAAACGAGGGACTAGGGCTTCAAGCGTGAGCGCCGCAACATAGACGCGTTGCTTGTCGTCCAGTTCGCTCTCGCTTGCGAAGCCCTGAACCGCTATCTGCGCTGCAATAATGGCGGGGATATCGCCTGTCAAATCTGCGTCAATGACCAATACTGGCTTTATGTTGATTTCTACTAATGCTTGAATATCAACCATTACAGATTCGCTTTCAGTTTTTCCTGTTGAGCCATAAAGTCGTCGCGCAACTGCGCAAGTTTAGGTTTGCTTCTTCCAAACGTCATCCCAAACGCTAGAGCCAAGCGGTATAGGTCGAAGTAATGCATGGCGTCCACTTCTTCTTTGTCATAGAATCTCCATGCCTCTGCGTCCTCTTCTGAGAAGGCTTCACCCACATCGCTGTCAATGTTGTCTGCTACAGGTTCGGGCTCAACAAGCTTTTCTATAACAACAGGAGGGGCCTCTTCTTCTATGACGATTAGACCCCCGGCCTGTATCCGCTCTCTAGTGCGGGCTCCCAACCTCGACGGCAAAGCAACAACGTCTGCGCCAGAGATAGAAAACCCTGTTTCTGGGTCAATAAAACAAGTTGAAGTGTTTCGCAGTTTGACAGACTTCATAATCCCCTCACCTTATACCAATGGTTCCATCCAGCTTGGGAAACCGAATCCACTGAAGGCTTTGCTCTTGTCCAGCGCTATCCTAGCTTTGCGCTCGACGGTAGTAAACCCAGACATTATCGAACAATAGACGCCGTTGACCTGCCTCTGCATAATCCTATCAGATTCTACAAGCAATGGACGGAAGACCAAGTATAGAAGAGTCTGTCTAGGATCAAACATAATGATCTGGTCATTCCCAATTGCAGAGGACATGTGATGCGGAATGGCATTCGGAACAACACGGTTGCGCATATCAATGTTGACAGCAGCAGCCCCTAGTCCACCAGCAGTCGGCTTAAACTCTGCTATTCCTAGCAAGAGATTTGCCATTGTCTCGTTGGTGATAATGGAACCCCAATCGCTGCCGATAAGCTGAGCGCGAACCCAAAG